AATAGGGCAATTCATGTTCGAATGTTCGCCTACTGGAACGTCAAAATACTCACCAACTCTTTGGGCTAAGTTGGTTGCCTGTTCCTCCCAATAATCACGTTGTTCAATAGTCTGAATAGAATCGTTTAATTCTTTCTGATATGCTTTTTCTAAGTCTGCAATCTTCTTCTGAGCTTGCTCTTGTGCTGGTTGTTGAGCAACTAATGAAATCAACAATTCTTCGTATCGCTTGCGCAACTTTTCGTCAAAAGGCATACCATGTTCTAACTCTTTTTTGATGTTGGCAATTCTTCCATCATTTGAGGCTAGCCCCCAAGCTACACCAGTGCGAAAAATATCCGCAGCCATACTAGGCTTGCCAATATCACGACCGAAGCCGTGAGCAATCAACCCTGTTTCTTCAATCACCGTAAGTGGTTTTTTATGCATGCTCATTTCGATACCTCTACACAGGTTACTGTAACTTTTTCAACTTCTTCAAATCGTTTTATTTGCCAACCAAGAAACCCCGACCATTCGCGCGCCATGCCTTCAGCGTCATTTTGTCGAGAATAGGTAGCCCATTCGTTCATACCTATGCAAATTTTCTTTTCGACATTATTATTAACAAGTGATACTGACCAGCAATCGGTACGCTGAGTCGCAAACCCGCCATTAAATCGCTTACCTTTGGAAATTTTTATATAGGAGTTGCTCATTTCTTCACCTCAGCTTTAAAAGCATTTTGTGAGACATTAGAACAGATACGCTGACGCACTTTTGCCATATCAGTCGAACCTGTCCACCATTGTACAGCAATCTCGGCTTCATGCTCTTTTAGGTTGTCCAAAACCTGATTGCGTCCAGTCAGTACACCATGTTGGTATGCTTCATCAGCACGTTGATTTACATAAGTCTCGGTCATATAACCACATAGAAAGATCAGACCAAGAAGAATAACAACAGCCACCAACCAGTCATACCATTTAGGATCATTGTTTTTCATTAGTTACCTTTACAGAGTTCAAGTGCTTGTTGTTCAGTGAAGCCGGCTTTCAAATGGGCTTCGTATTTAATACGTCTTTCAATAGCTAGAACTCGCCAAAGCTGAGTCATTCCAATCGGATCGAAGTTATCAACGACCCGTTTTATCATCATAGCCATTTCTGCACGAGCTTTGTCGTCAGTCATAACGCTTGCACTTTCGCGGTCGCTTTGGCTTTTGGTTTCTTTGGCTCTGTCAATTCAACCTGTGGTGATCCATCAGTGATCGTTAAAACTTGATCAAAGATTGACAAAAGTTTTTTGTAATGATCCTGAGTAGCACCACTCGTAATTTTGATACTTTCGATTAACTTTCTGTACGGAGTAATCGACAATTCAGGTTTATACTTGATGAACTCGGAAATGTCGACTTGTTCTTCCTCAGGTAAATGTTCTTGTGCCTGCATTAATTCTTGAGTTATGGCAGGGATTGTTTCAACATTCACCTTGCGAGTGATAACACCCGTAACTTTCAACTTCCAACCTTCGGGCATTTCGCAATCATTGGTACCTTCTTTCAATCCATTAGGAAAGAAGTATTGTATTACCTTGTTGCGCAATTCCATTTCTTCCGCGCGCAAGTCTTTCAACGCCGCTGACTTCTGATACCAGCTGGCCAGATCAGCGAAGGCCTGCTTTTTTTCTTCAACTAATTGCTCAGGCGTTTTTACCACTTCTAATGTTTGGTCAGTCATTTCAATTACTCCGTTTCGTTGATGATGTTTAATTATAGAACACTTGTTTTAATGAGTCACGAACTATTAGTGGTAACGCCACTCTTTTAATGTCGCCCACAAAAAGTCTTTTCCATCTTCGCGCTCGACATAGTGAGAAACCCCACGTTTTGCAACTATACATTGTACTTCCGTATTGTCGATCAATTTTCCTACAAAGCGGAAACCCTCTTGGTTAGGGATCATCGCGCGGTTGTACCACTTATGGGTATTAGTGATTGCTCTAATTAGACTCATTTGTGACCCCACGTGATTTGTTGTTTAAACGACCAGCAAAACTATTTGCCAATTGAAAGCTACGATAAGTTTTTTGTGTTGCACGTTTTGGAGTTAAGGTTACTCGCCAGTATCCATTTTGAAAATAGATATGTGGTTTTCCATCACGCCGTGGTAAATGAGACATAAAAACTTCACCGCATATACATCGCATGATCAGAGTATCGTCATCTAATCTTGCCATTTTTTCCGCGTATTTGAATTTGTGATCGCAGGTCATTTCATCACCTATATATCAAGATCGTCAAAAATCGCTTTGGCCGCGAAACATTCCGGAATGCCACCGGCATCCACAAAGAACATCGCCAATTCATAATGAGTACCATCATAGTTGAATGTCTGACGAATAGTGTATGTGATTTGCTTAATGGTCATAGATGCACATAACCCCATGCTCAATGCTGCGCGGCAGTGAGAATTTTGCATTATGGCGCGAAACCCTTCAAACATACGTTCAGTTGCGCGGTCAATGTGCAGACCATGAGCTGTTCCGTCATCGGTTACGCGCGCGTTATACATTTTTAAACTCCGTTAATTCAATATCACAATGTTTGTGGTTAGTGATTGCATATACAACCTGCACTTTGGTAAAACCCTTAGCTAACATTAAGTTTGATTCACGTTTACTTAAATAAACACCACCAGGCACTTTAAAGTCCTTACCATCGTTCCAGTCTACTAGAACTTCATCGGCGGTTTCGTAACGCCGCCCATACGCAGGTACCACTATCAAGGTTTTCATGCTTTCAACTCCTTAATCTGATTAACGATAACTTCATTCTTCAACATTGCGCGCAACAACAAAACCATTTCCCATTCTTGATCACTGTCGCTGTAGTTTTCTTCTAACCAAGCTAAGTGTTCTTTCATCGTTTGAATATTAAACATTTTTATTTACTCCAAATGATGCCCCCGAAGGGGCTGTGTTTTATTTTAAGCAAGGTCTACCGGATACCAGCCTTTGCATTTCGCCTGAGCTATTGCGAACGCTTCAAATTTATCAAATGCAAAAACTTTAACACGTTTTACATCTTCGCCGTTTTCCATAATCACTGTAAATTGTTTCATTTCGTTTACTCCGTTTCGTTAAGATGTTTCTATTATAGGACATCTTTCTAAAATATTCAACAGAATTTAAACTAAATAAAATATTAGAATATTTTCAGAATACTGGTTATAATTAGCGTCATTATCAACCCGACCTAAAAGGTGTCATCATGAGTCCGACCGAGTTTAAAAATCCCCATGCGCAGAGTTGTTCTCTGCTGGCCAAGACTATTCAACTACTAACCAGCTGCGGAAAATCGCCGGCGGTCATTGCTGAAGAATCCGGCTTGCCTTTTTACTGGGTACAGTCGCTTCGGTATAACCACAAGATTGACCCGAGCGTAACCAAGACAGTCGCTTTATACGAACATCTATCTGGTAAAAAATTGGAGCTGTAAACTATGCAGAATCAAACCTATAACAATATACCTCTTGAGTTGAGACAGCTACCGCAGTGGGTATCGGTGGACATGTCAATTAATCCTGAAACTGGTCACCCTTGGAAAAAACCAGTCAATCCAAATACCGGATACCCTGCCGATGTAATGAACCCGCAAACATGGGGAACCTTTGAACACGCAGCTTCTCGTAATGCACCGATAGGCTTCGTGTTTACCTCGACCGACCCATACGCTATTATTGACCTAGACAATAAGCCGCACAAGCCCGCCACACCGGCTCAATTATCTTTACATAATCAGATATTGACCGGCATCGAATCTTACATAGAACGATCCATTTCAGGTTCAGGCTATCATGTGGTTATTAAGGGTGCTATACCGCACGGTGTTAATTATGGAAATGTCGAGCTGTATTCGTCAGGTCGCTACATGATCTTTACTGGTGATACCGTCAAGGCGTTACCTATTGATGACTATAACGAAGCAATCAACAATATGTTCAACCAAATGATCGAAATGCGCGAGAAGACCAAACGTATTTCAGAACTAACACAAGTTGAAAGTCATCTTGAAGACGGTGATGTTTTTTCTATAGCCAGTGATGCAGTAAACGGTGATAAGTTTAACCAGCTCTGCGCCGGCAATTGGCAGCAATATGGTTACCCGTCTCAGTCTGAAGCCGACCTGTCATTGATGTCTATGTTTGCATTCTATTCAAAAGACAATGAACAATGTCGTCGCTTATTTAGAATGACCCAACTCGGTAAGCGTGAAAAACATCAACAAGGCGACAATCACTTAAATCGGCATTTACAGATCATTCGTGCAAAAGAACCTCAGCCTGTTGTTATGGAAGCTGTTGATACCAAAGTTGCCGAAGTGATGGCCACGATTCAGACCGAAGCCGGAAAGCCGGTATCGCTTCCACCGACTCCAACTTTGAATGTCCCAGCACCACCAGCCCTTGATGTTTTACACCCACCAGGTTTGCTGGCACAGATGGCGGAGTACATGTTTCAATCCGCGCCCTACCAGGTGAGGGAGTATGCTGTTTGTGCATCCATCGCCATGCTATCAGGTATTTGTGCGCGAGCCTTTAATATTAGCAGAACTGGTCTAAATCAATACTTGATTGTACTAGGTGGACCAGGTACAGGCAAGGAAAGTATGGCATCAGGTATCGGACGATTGACCAAAGTTATTAATGACGGAATAACCAACCCCTTACCTGTTGACATTGGCAAATTTGCATCAGTGCAGGGATTGCAAAAAGCTTTGATCAATCAACCCTGCGGTCTCAGTATCCTTGGTGAAGTTGGTAATGAGTTTAAAATCATGTTGTCCCCTAAATGTGATCCTAACCGATTGGAAATAAAAAATGCTTACCTCAACCTCTACAATAAATCTGGCGAAGGTGAATCTTATAGCCCTGTTACCTACAGCAAATCCGAAAATAACATGGTCGCAGTATCAAGTCCAAATCTCAGCTTACTTGGCGAGTCTGTCCAGCATAGATTTTACGAAACCATTAGTGAATCCAGTGCACAAGACGGCTTCCTTTCACGACTTATGGTCATCGAATACAACGGGCTTCGACTCGATCTTAACGAAAATACCAACATTCAACCCAGCGATGAACTTGTCAGGTGGCTGTCGAGCATCAGGGATCACAGCGCCGACCTTCAGGCTAGAAACACCACCTGCCATATTGAAACCGAACCCCATGCAAAAGAAACCCTACGCCAGTACGCCAAGCAAATTACTAAACGGATTAATGATGCGAGTCAGCATGGGCAGTTAGGGGTAGCCGAGTTACTGGTTCGCAGCCATGTCAAAGTTTTAAAATTGGCAGGACTGGGAGCTGTTGCGATTAATCATTATAACCCTGTGGTCACTCAAACTTTGGTTGAATGGGCGATTGCTTTCGTAAATAAAGCTGATGCCGTGATGACCACAAGATTTGTAAATGGCGAAGTAGGTGAAGTTAATGACACTCAATGCGAGCCAATTATTCGCAAAGCTATCCAAGCCTATTTTAAAATGTCGGTTAAGTCGCGCGTCGATAATCGCCAACCTGTTTCACTTGCCGAATCGAATTTTATTAGTTATTCATACTTACGCCAGTATTGCAAACAGCGCGAACCCTTTAAGTCGCATAAGTTAGGATTTGCCAAAAGTATCGAAATGGCTATTGTTGATATGGTTAAGGCAGGGGTACTTGTTCAAATCCCGCCAACCCAATTGCCAAAAGCGACTAATGGACAGACTCCAGTGGCTTATAGTTTAGGTGAACAATTCTGAAATGGGTAACCCCGCTATCTATCTTCGTTATCCATCCGTCTTTTATAACTCATTGATTACATTAAGTAAAAAATGGATGGATACGATGGATAAGATGGATACGGGGGTCTTATAAGGGGGTATATAAAAAGGATATATAGTTTCAGTCTTCCTTAAATATAGTCTATATCTTCTCTTATAATATCTATCCTATCTATCTATCTATCTATATTATATTAAATCTTTAAAATCAATAGGTTAGAATCAAAACAAGATGGATAGAGTAATAGATAACAAGATAGATATAGGTACAAATTGAAACTAAGTGATTGAATAGGGGTAGTGTAGTGGGCAGTATATTAAAACACTATGTTTAAGAACACAGGGTAGTTTTCGATATATGCACCAAGCTGGTCGATGTATCGAATTGAGGTTAAGATAATGGAAAACAAAGAGTGAGTGAAAAAATGGAATAAGGGCGAAAAGGCCGCGCCCGCAGAGTATTTTTATCAACAAAAACTTTTAAAAATCAACTAGGAACAGACTTTTATGACTATTACACCAGAAATACTAGCCAGATCAGGAACAGAAGATGCCGAGCAGGCAGCTTTGTTTTGCTGGGCAGGGGATCAGATCGCATCAGGTCGGTTTGAAGTCTTACAAATGATGCATGCGATTGCAAACGGGGGCAAGCGAGACATCAGGACTGCCGTGCGATTGAAGGCGACAGGTGTCAAGGCAGGGGTAAGTGACATTTTCTTACCAGTAAGCCGACATGGGGTTCATGGGTTATACATCGAAATGAAGAAATCGAAGGCAAACGGAGGTGGGCGTGTTTCGGATGAGCAGAAACAATGGGGCGCCGATGTTTTGCGCGAGGGCTATGGTTTCTGCGTTTGCTATGGCTGGCAGGAGGCTGCTAGTGTTTTGGAAATGTATCTGTCGAACTAAGGAGGGGGCTGTGTTTTCAAGCCCCTACCATGTGGTCATCTTAGTTCTTGGCGGGCATACTGATTTTACCGTCAGCTCCAATTGTCGCGATAGGGGCTGTTTTCAGATCATTAACACATTTGAACCAATGTTGAAACTGAGTACGGGCTGTTCCATAAGCAATACCTTGTTTTACGCATTCTTCGATCACTTCAATGCGTTTGGGTGAGGGGCTGTTGTTTTTCGCAGCGGCTGCAAACATTCTGTCTGCAATATCCCATACCTTTTTGGTCGGTAACTTGATGCTTGATACGCGAGGACGGAGGGGGTTAGTGTTTGCGGCTTGAGCGTCGGCTAAACGATCTGCATTAGCATTCGTAAAAACACCATTACCTTCGTCAACCAAACCAGCTTCGCGCTGCACATTCGCAAATCGTTCTAGTTCATCTTCACCGAACTGTTCGATTGCCTCAGCCGCATCAGAAACCAAGGCGGGGGTTATTGTTTTAGGGACAGGGGGTACCGCTGGAATTGCTGGTGATGCGATTTGTAAGAATGAGGGCAATGGTGGGGCTGGGATCGCAGGGGTTTTCTCTGCCACGGCTTCGTGAATAGGGGTGGCAGGGGTGTCTAGGGGTTTGAGTGATGCGATTTCCTTAACTTGGGCTTTAGAGTCTATCGAAAAAGAGCCTTCACTTTCAATAATTTCGCAAATATTTGACCAATCGTCGCCAAATAATTTTTTAGCGGCGCGAACGGCTGAGGATTTTTGAGCGTAAGTTTTCATGATGTTTATTCCTTAAAGTTGATGTTGTAGAGACTTCATTGTAAAACACTTTTGTTTGAAACACAACTGATTTTGCCATTGATATGGTCAAAATTATTCAGCCGTAAACCCATCGAACCAAATGCCATCTTTTTTGCTTGATGGATCAGAACAGTGAGCGCGCGCTTCAGTGAGCGACATCCCACGACGAATCACTTTTTGGCGACCCGATTTGCGATAAAATCGAATGATTTTGTAAGTTTTCATTTTATACCTCGATTAAAGTTAGTTTTGACATGGCGTTTTCGACTTCTTTGGTTTTAAAAATTCCTATTGAACGAATCATGGCCAAAGCCTCTTGAGCCGCCAAATACGCATAATCATGTTTAGAAGTTAAAACTTCATGGTTATTAATAGTGCCTTGGTATTGGAATTTCATTTTTTAGCTTTCAATATTTATATTGAGTCGCCCTAAAAATCAGAGCGACTTCAAAATTTCCCATTAAGGGGTTTAAAATTTATTCAAGAACCAGATTGGTATATTTGATCCAATATTCCATTCGAGCCGCGATCAATTTGATCCGAAGATCAAAAGGGATCGAATTAAGCGAGCGATAAAATGATTCATCGTTAAATTGAAATGATGTCATCATGATAATATTTCCTTATTGAAATAATAGCAAAATGCTATTCTAAAATCCCCTATTAAATAAGGGATTTCGGGATAGGATTTATTCCATATTTTCAGAAATATTTTTGCATAATTGATCTATATCGATCGTCCCCTTCAAATATTCAAAATTTCCATTGTCCCCAATCTCAGGGTAATTTTTTATATCTTTTTTCAAATAATATGAAAAGCATTCTCCTAATAATTTCATAGCTAAATCATATTTATTTTCCATCAGATCGACTTCTCTGATATTTTCCATTTCATTCCCCCTTAAATTCGATTAATCCCTTTGACCAATCTATGAATCTATTATATAGAATAACTTCAGATCACAAGTTGATAATAACTATCATAAACAGGTACTTTCGATAGATTTAGACTAAATCGATTTAGACGCGATTTAAGGGGGTTTTTAGACGAGTTAGCTCGATCTGACAGAATCCTATGCGGACGAAATTTAAATTGAATGTCACAAATCAGTCCAGTTTAAGTCTTATATAAGAGTTGAGTCTAGTCTTATATAAGAGTGAACAAAGACTAAATCTGATCATTTTTATGAATATATTCAAAAAAGAGTTCCCTTTATTTTGAAAGTCTGACATAATCTTAATTATGGAATCGCAGATTGGTTCCCAATATTTATAAGGGGTTAGAAATGAACAAATCAGAATATCGCGCAGCTCGCAAGGTCATTCGCGCCAATGGCAATTTTGCATTGCGCTGGCTTCAAGGCGAAGTTAAAGAGGTTATGATCAAGCTCAATAATCAGAAGCATGATAATTTAAGAAGTCGCAAAATTTTCTTTTCTGAAATGCAGCCTATTTCAATAAAGCAACTTATGATCAAAGACGAAATTATTCGTTGCCATAGCTCAATCGGTGCATAAGATCAATTATTAATCAAAGGGAAATAAAATGAAATCAGCGACATCTATCCAAGTAGCCATGACTCAGATCACAGAATTTTTTGCGGCTATTGATCATCTAAAAATCACCGATGAAAAAATGATACAAAAGTTATTTAAAGAAAGGTTGCTCGATTATCACTGCGTAGACATGGACGATCCATGTGAGCCGCTCGATCCCGAAGGGAGCATGAAGAATGATCTGTTCCAATATGAAATGCTCTATCGCGAAATGAGTACCTAAAAATCAATTGAGATAAATCCTATCGATTCTCATGGATCGATAGGGAAAATCTATCGGTATCTAGGATCACCACCCCCCTATAGGGGAGTAATAAAATGATAATGTTCGCGTTAGCCTTCCAAAATATCCTCAGAAAATCTGACATTGACTTGTTGGTAGGCATTCTCATTTACATATAACTTATAAACATTTTTAAATATCTGATTAAAACATTCACTAAATTTGTACCTCCACATTACTTTTTAAAAATACGTATCATATAATAGCCACAATATCAACCTTAACCTCTACAAGGTATTTACATGGACTTGTATTTGAAGCGTACTGACTTTACTGACGAATCAACCATCGGCACGCTTACTGTAAATGGTAAGTTTGAATGTTTTATCCTTGAGGACAGGGATCGCAAACTAGAAGCTGGCGGCGTTAAAATCCCTGCAAAAACCTGTATCCCTCGCGGCAAATACAATATTGTGGTCACCCACTCGAACCGCTTCGGTCGCATGCTTCCATTATTACAAAACGTCCCACAGTTTGAAGGCATCCGTATTCATACTGGAAACTATGCAAAAAATACGGAAGGTTGTCTATTACCTGGTAAGCTAAAAGCGAAAGACGCGGTTTTGCGTTCGGTCGATGCATGGGGTGAACTGTTCGATAAAATTTTGGCGGCTCATAACCGTGTAGAACCTATTACCATCACAATTGATTGAATTTTCAATTGTTACCAATTAGTTCTTAATAAACATCATTAACAATAAATACTTGCTACTTATCTAGGGTTATTTACCAAATTTAGGTCGCTATAATGAAAGGTATCAAATGCAACCACCTAATAATAACTGGTTTGAAACGGCGGTCTTTACAGGGCTGGCGTCTTTTGCCGGATTGATGGGATACCTTATGAGAAACTCAAACGATCGCCGCGTTATTACTTGGGAACGTTCCTTACTCGAAACCTTTGCATCGGGTTTTATCGGGTTCTTGACCGTTTTACTATGCCGCGCTTTAAGTATTCCTTATGAATGGACAGGCTTTATTGCTGGGGTATTGGGCTGGTTAGGTGCGACTGCTTCAATACAACTTTTTGAACGCATCGTACGTAAAAAACTGGGGATAGATAATGTTGACTTGGGCGATCCTAAAACCGACACTGACCAAACTAGCACATAGTATTCTGCCAATTCTTCTACTGGCAATGCTAATAGCTCTGATAATGTATCATGTAGGGACACTCCGTAGTACCATTGACAAACAAAAAGTTGAGTTGAAGGCCTTGCAAAATAGCTTGGCTTTGACGAAAGTCGTCATTGATACTCAGAATCAATCGATTAGCAAAATTACTAAGGCGCGAGAAGCAGATTCTACCGCCTTTAGTGATCTTATTCAGTTTCACAATGGTATTGTGCGTACTTACTCAAAACGGTTAAACAGTCGTCAAACTTTGGAGTCTAAAAATGTTGAAATCAAAAACTATGTTGATGGCGATGTGCCTCTTGAGCTTCGTCGGTTGTTCGACGCACAAAATGCCAGATACATCAGTAGTAGTCCAAACAAAGATTGAGCTGTTAGAACCTCCTGCGGCTTTGTTAGCCGATCCAGCTAAACCTGAACTTAAACATGTGGTCATTACACGTGACATACTCGATAATTCGGATGCATTTGAGTTTGCTTATGAAAAAGCAGTCGAACAAATCCGACTTTTGCGAGAATGGTTTAAGTCCCAAAAGGTTACGAAGTGACTAATAATGTCATAGTAGTTGAGTTTAGAAAACTTGAAGAAGCTACTTACTGGCAATGTAGTTGTGGGTCAGTTCTTTTCTACTTAACTAAAATGGGTTGTTTTTGTTCAGAATGCGAAACCTTGGCGGTACTTCCCGATGAAAGTTGAGTTTAAAGTTACCATCAAATGGTGGGTAAAACCTTACCTTATAGGGGTTGAATTTTTTTGCTGGCTATACCAATGCGAACCTAATTGGAAAAAAGTAGAAGAAACGGTTTTAAAAGGTACAAGTCTAAAGTTGCTAAAAAGTGACCACAAAGATATATTTTGAACATCTACTGCTTGCGAGAGTTCAAAAATGTCTGAAGAATACGATACTGATTTAAAACCATGGCAGGAAGGGTATTTGCCACCTGCCGAAGCGTATAAACGTTCCCCTGCCGAAATTGGACGACTGGGCGGATTAAAGTCACAGGCTCGTCGTAAAGCCGGACTGCCTCCGCTTCCTACTACAAACGGTACTGGAAAACCTGGTCGTAAACTTACTAGTGAAAAAGCCATAGCTCGCGCAGAACGTGCGACCGAAGAAAACTTACCGCTTAAAAAGCGAATGTTTCTTGACCGTTTTGTTGCTGAATATATCCACGATTTTAATTCAAGTATGGCCTATATTCGGGCGGGCGGGGTCGCTAATCACGCGACAACAGGTGGTCCTGAAGCACTACGTACGGCTTACGTACAAAACCAAATCCGCATATTGACTGAACATCTTGAAGAAGAAAAGTTAGTCACTCGTGGTGAAGTACTTATGGGGATTAAGAAAGAAGCGAATCACCATGGGGAGGATGGAAGTTCGAGTGCGCGTGTGAGAGCATGGGGGCTTCTAGCAAAAATCAAAGGTATGGAAGCGCCAACTAAAGTCGAAGCAGAAGTCGTCCACAAAGGCGGCGTTATGGAAGTTCCAATGGTCGCCACCGAAGTCGAATGGCAAGATGTGGCAAGTCAATCTCAGACACAATTGAAAAATGACGTGAGAACTTAATGGCTAATGAACAAGTTGCAAATGCTATTAAAACCATTTGGAAACCATTACCAGGTTCACAAAGTCTGGTAATGTCATGCCCGTGCCATTCGATTCTATACGAAGGTACACGAGGACCTGGTAAAACAGATTCTCAATTAATGTTTTTTCGTAAACACGTTGGCAAAGGATACGGCGCCTTTTGGCGGGGGGTTATCTTTGACCGCGAATACAAAAATCTTGATGACTTGATTGCAAAATCTCGGCGTTGGTTTCCAATGTTTGAAGATGGCGCACGTTTTATTGCCTCGCGTTCAGACTATAAATGGGTCTGGCCAACTGGCGAAGAACTCCTGTTTCGTCAAATTAAGAAAAAAGCAGACTACTGGAATTATCATGGTCAAGAATTTCCGTTCATCGGTTGGAATGAGTTATCTAAATATCCAACTTCTGAACTTTTTGACGAAATGATGTCCTGTAATCGTTCATCGTTTAGACCTGAAGATCACGAACAAAAAAATGCAGACGGTTCAGTATATTATTTGCCTGAGATACCATTGGTGGTATTTAGCACGACAAATCCGTATGGCGCTGGCCACAATTGGGTTAAAAAACGCTTTATTGATGTCGCACCGGCGGGAACCATCGTAAAACGTACCATTGATGTTTTTAATCCAAAAACACAAAAACGGGAACCTATTACTAAGTCACAAGTTCGCATTTTTGGATCATATAAAGAAAACATTTATTTATCGCCTGAGTATATTGCCGAGCTGGAAGGTATCCGTGATCCTAACAAGCGTAAAGCTTGGTTGTGGGGGGATTGGGACGTTGTCGCGGGCGGTGCTATTGATGACGTATGGGATGCTGCAAAATGCGTTAAACCGCGATTTAAAGTACCTTATTCTTGGACGATTAATCGTTCATTTGACTGGGGTTCGACTCATCCGTTTTCAGTCGGTTGGTGGGCTGAAGCCAATGGTGAATACGCAACTTTGCCCGATGGTACGCGGTTCTGTCCACCTTCAGGTTCACTGATTCGCATCGCCGAGTGGTACGGCACTGAAGAAGTTGGCACTAATGTCGGTTTAAAAATGTCAGCCCGTGATATTGCAAAAGGTATCAAAGAAATTGAACGCGAGTTACGCATGGGTCGTTGGATTACTGGTGAAGTAGAACCAGGTCCTGCTGACGGACAAATTTACGCGGTACGTGAAAAAGACGTTGATACCATCGCGAAAAAGATGGAAGACGAAGATGTAGCGTGGATTGAAGCTGATAAGTCGCCAGGTTCGCGTATAAACGGTCTTGAGTTAGTTCGGGGTATGTTAGAAAACGCGTGCAGAGGTGAGGAGGCTGGTCTATACTTCATGGATAATTGTGTAGCTGCGTTAGCTACATTACCTGTATTGCCGCGTGACGATGATAAAATCGATGACGTTGATACTGATGCCGAAGACCATGTATATGATGATGTTCGTTATCGAGTTTTAGCCGGCAGTAATCGAATGGCCACTGTTATTCATGTTAAATTTGGGACATAATTATGTTAATCTCACCAACTACTCCAACACCAAAACAGCCTAATATTGGCTATGTTCGTTCTGAAGTAAATGCGATGACCTCACGTTGGGAACTTGTCGAAGATTGTTTAGCCGGCCAAGACGCTGTCAAGTCTAAACAGACTCTGTATTTGCCTCAACCTAATGCCGCTGACACCTCTACTGAGAATCAAGAACGATATTTAGCTTACTTGTTAAGGGCGGTCTTTTATAATGTTACGTCAAAGACTTTGAACGGTTTGGTCGGTCAGGTATTTAGCCGCGATCCAATTGTGGTCATGCCTGAGACAATGCGCCGAAACATGTTAACTGATATTGACGGCAATGGAGTTAGTTTAGATCAACAGGCTAAAAAAGGTTTAGGTTATTTATTGGGCTTTGGTCGATTTGGAGTTTTTGTTGATTATCCAAAACTTGACCGTGCTATTTCATTGGCAGAACAAGAAGCCGGATTTTTTAAACCTACTCTTTTGCAATACTCACCAAAAAGCATTATTAATTGGCGAACAAAGCAAATCGGTGGTAAAGCTGTTTTAAGTTTACTAGTATTGGTTGAAGACTCCACTACTAATGATGACGGTTTTGAAATCACCACCAAACAACAATATCGTGTGTTGGAACTGATTGACGATCAATGTGTTGTATCCACTTGGACGTATACCAAAGACAAAACATATAAAATGGTTACTGAAAGAACGGTTATTAAGGATTCAACAGGTACTCCATTGTCAACTATTCCATTCTACTTCTGCGGGGTGTTAAATAACGATAACGTTATTGATTTAGCACCTTTGTATGATCTGGCTATTTTGAACATTGCGCACTATCGCAATTCTGCCGACTATGAGGACTCCTGCTATATGGTAGGTCAGCCAACGCCATATTTTTCTGGACTTACTCAACAATGGGTTGACAAGGTTTTTAAGGGCAAGGCCATTCAACTTGGTTCACGTGCAGCTATCCCATTACCTACCGGCGGGGTGGCTGGTTTGCTACAAGCCAATCCAAACACGATGCCATTTGAAGCTATGGGGCATAAAGAAAAACAAATGATGGCATTAGGCGCAAAATTGATTGAAGGCGGGGCGGGCACCAATACACTCGGTCAGGCGCAGCTTGAAGAAAGTAGTGAAACTTCGACTCTCGCCACTGCGGCTAAGAATGTGGCTATGTGCTATACCGAAGCGTTAAAGATGGCTGCAAAATTATTTGGGGTGTCTGGTGAAATTAATTATAGTTTAAACACTGATTTCCCAGCATCACGTTTGACACCGAATGAACGTGCGCAATTAGTATTAGAATGGCAGTCGGGTGCGATTACTGAAACTGAAATGCGGGCAGGTTTGCGGAAAGCGGGGGTAGCCACATTAGATCAGGTTGCGTACGTTGCGGAATTGAAAGCGTCACCTCCGCCAGTATCGAAAGCGATGACCAATAATCAAGGTCAGGGTGGTTCAGACAACTCGTCAAATCCGGCAAAAGATTCTCAAAATAATGGTGGTAATCAAGCTGGCGTTTAAAGGTACAAGTAAATACGTTGCTATGATGGTGGCGTATTTTATAATTAACTAACGTTTCCATGTTGGGACGTATAACTTAACTGATCGGTGATCTAAATGGCACTTAAACGTATTATTACTAAAGCAGAGTTCGATGCTTTATCTGATGTATTAAAAACTGAATACAAGGCTTCCGGTGAAAACTTTGCGTTAGATATTGACGGTGACGACAATATTGATTGGAAGCGTAAACGTGAGATTGAAGCAGAGCATCGTGCGAAAGCTGAGAAAAAACTGGCTGACGCACAAGAAGAACTTGACAACCTCCGTCGTGGTGCCATTCCAAAAGCCGATGTAGAAGCGTTAGAAAATTCATGGAAAACAAAGTTGCAAACACGTGAAACTGAGCTAAATACTCAGGTCGATATGTTGAACGGGGTTATTACAAATAATACCGTAAAAAATACAGCAAAAGACATTGCTCAAATGTTTTTGGCTCCGGCGGCGGTGATCCCAATGATCACAAGTCGCTTAAAATCTGAAATTGTGAACGGTGAAGCGGTAACTCGCGTTCTCGATAAAAATGGTCAATTATCAGCAATGACGATTGATGACTTGAAAAACGAGTTTAAATCGGATGCGACATTTGCACCGATCCTCGTTGGTAGTCAAGCGTCCGGTGGCGGTGCCGCTGGCAGTGGTGGTGGAAATCCAGGTGCCGGTGGCAAAAAGTTAAAAGACATGAACGACCAAGAACGAGTAACTCTGTTTAAATCAAATCGTACAGAGTTTGATCGATTGGTTGCTGAACAAAATTCAATCAAATAAAGAGGTTAAACCATGGCAACAGTACGTATCTCAGATGCGGTGATCCCAGAAGTATACAATTCGTATGAAGCTGACGCGTCACCGGAAAAAAGCACGTTTTTTCAATCAGGTATTGTAGTTCAAACTCCACAGTTAAACGCTACGTTTAACGATCCGGCGTTGACAGCTACCACTCCGTTCTGGAAAGACTTAGATCAAACAGTTGAACCAAACTACGGTAGTGATGATCCTGATGTTTCTATCACACCAGGTAAAATCGGTTCTGGCTTCTTTACAATTCGTAAAGGCTACCTGAATCAGGCTTATCAAACCGCTGATTTGGTGGCTGAATTAGCCGGTTCAAATCCAATGCAACATATCAAAAATCGTTTTGGTACATATTGGACTCGGCAATGGCAACGTCGCGCCATTGCTACGGCTGTGGGTATCTTGAACGCTAACGTGGCTCAAGATGGTGGTGATATGGTTAAAAACGTATCAATCGCTGACGGTAACGCGGCAGTAGCTGCAAACTTGTTCAATCGTGCAAACTTTATTGACGCATGCTTTACTATGGGTGACCGTGGTGAGGAAATCATGGCCATTGCAGTTCACTCGGTTGTTTACAAACGTATGTTGAACAACGAAGATATTGACTTTATTCCTGACTCAAAAGGTGAAATGTCAATCCCAACTTACCTCGGTCGCCGTGTTATCGTTGATGACATGATGCCTGTAGTAGCGGGTGGAACGTCTGGCTTTGTTTACACGTCAATCTTGTTTGGTCGCGCAGCCTTTGGTTATGGTTCCGGCAAGCCGGCTGTACCGATGGCAATTGTTCGCGACGAAAAAGCCGCGAACGGTGCCGGTATTGAAATGATTATCGAACGCAATAACTGGATTATCCATCCATTTGGTTTTTCATGGACAGAAACCACAGTCACGGCGCCTGCTATTTCACCAACTAACGCGAACCTCAGCGTGGCTGCTAACTGGGATCGTGTGACAGCTCGCAAAAACATTCCGTTGGCGTTCTTAAAAACGAACGGCTAATTAACCAAGTAAAACGGGGGTCAGGTGCCTCCGTTTTACAATGTGGAGAAAATCATGCCAAAAAATGAAACTACTGTAGAACACAAAGACCTGTATGAGCCGCATAAGCAGCCGACTTTACAGGAATTGTTTGCAGCTGAAACACAGGTGAATGAAAATCTCGCCCGTGAACAAGAAGAACGTGAACGCGCTGAGGTTATGGAACGTTATGGTTTAGGTAAATCAAAGTCTAAAAAGACAAACCAACCTGTTCAAGCGCCGGTCGTCGAATCTGATATTACGCCAGAATTGCCGCCTGAATCAGAGTTGAATCCACCAGTCCCGCCTGAACCTGAAACACCAAGTACTCCTAATCCATTTGCGGAATAAACATTATGGCTCTAGTTATTGAAGATGGTACACAGGTAGCTGGGGCTAATTCGTATGTCACAGCGGCTGAAGCAAAGGCTTTCGCAGCTGCTCGTGGGGTTACTTCGTTTCCGACCGTTGATGCTGAAGTTGAGACTCTATTGACGTTAGCAATAGACTATCTTGAAGCTAAACGGTCGGAATATCGAGGTACAAAAACTAGCGTCTCACAATCTTTACAGTATCCACGTATAGGAAGTACTGTAGATGGGCTAGAAATCGCAAACAACGTTATTCCTATCGAGTTAAAGAACGCCCAAATGCAATTGGCTATTGAAGCAAATGAGTATGGTGATCTTGCGCCAAGCTCAGACGGTTATGCTATAGCTGTTGAAAAAATTGACGCTATTGAAGTGCAATACGCTGCGGGTGGTCGATTAAGTGGAACATCTTTACCGGCTGAAATGAATTTCCCAAAAGTTGATGCATGGTTAGAGGCATTGGTTAGTAATGGTTTTAGCAACTTTATGTCGACATTTCGAGTATGAAAAAATATGACTATTCACGAATGGCTAGAACATCAAAACGATTAATTGATCGTTTTGGCGATGAGGTCACATTTGTGGTCATCACTCAAGTACCTAACGTTGAAAAATGGAAACCTGCAACTGTCACTGAGACTGAAATAATAACAAACGCCGTTTTCACAAAAGAAGAAGAAAAGTATGAAAATGGTGTATTGGTTCAACATGCTAAAGAAAAAGTATTGTTTTACAAAATTGGCGTTTCTTTTGATCCAAATTTAATAGGACATATTAAGCGGGGTACCGAAACGTGGAAGTTTTCAAATGTCAAAATAGTAAATCCTGCTGGAACAGTTTTGATCTACACGGCTGAGGTTACTCGATGATTGATGAACTAGGTATTAATGACGATATTCTTGCGATGTTTGACACGGGTTGGGCGTCTGCCGACTGGTCAAGTATTCAAGGTGGGCAAGCGCCGGCTGTCATCTATGATGGTCGTGATTCTGGCAAACCTCTTGATATAACTTTACCACACGCTAAAGTATTTATAGAAGTCATTGATTCAAAACAGGCTTCATTAACTACGGCAACTGGACAAACAAAATACGAAAATATTGGATTGATGACTATTCAATGTTTTGGTGCGCTAGATCGTGGTGACGGGTTGGAAATGTCAAAATATATGGCTATAATAGCCAAACGAATATACCAAGGAAACGTATCATCAAGTGGTACTTGGTTTCGTAATTGTAGGGCAAACAGAATTGGAGCGACCGGTGGATGGTTTCAATTTAACACATTAATTGAATTTAATTTTAACGAATTGAGGTAATAAAATGACTGCGAATAAAATTGACTCAAACGTAACCGGTCTGAATATCGCTTACGAAGATGCTATTGGTGTATTGCCGGTAAGTCCGGTATGGTATCCATTGGAGCCAAACAGCTATGCTGATTTTGGTCCGAACATCAAAACTACGCCGCGCAATCCTATCAACCAATCACGCCAACGCCAAAAAGGTTTTGTTACTGATCTTGATGCGACTGGTGGGTTTAATCAAGACTTAACGCAAAACAATATGACTCGTCATTTGCAAGCATTCTTCTTTGCGAGTTTGCGTGAGAAATTAACTACTACGCCTATGAATGGTACGAAAATTCCTATTACGGGAGTTGATGCTACCACTGGGTATGCTGCCGCATCAGGACTGGCTGGCTTTACTGCAGGCACCTTAGTTAAGACTTCAGGTTTTGGTATTACAACTAATAATGGTTTGAAAACAGTTGTGTCATCAACAGCTACTGCCGTTGTGATGAACTCTCAGGCCACTGAAGCCGCTCCACCTACCGCTGCAAAATTAGAAAAAGTGGGTCGCGTTTTTGCGGCGAGTGATGTTTCATTCACTGTCAATGGATCACTACCGCGCATGAATAGCGCGGCTGTTGATTTGACCACATTGGGCTTAATACCTGGTGAATGGATATTCGTAGGTGGTGATGTAACTAATTCAAGTTTTGCAGTAAGTAAAGGTTGGGCGCGCTGCTCAGTCATTACAGTTGGCTACATTGAGTTTGATAAATCAGATTGGACAGCTACTGCTGAAACAGGAACTGGTAAATCATTGCAGATTTTCTTTGGCAATGTGTTGCGTACTGAAGAATTGCCAGCGAATCAAGTTCGTCGCACAGGTACCTTGGAGCGTTTGATGGGCGATGCCGGAACAGGTCAACAGGCTGAATATATAACCGGTGCAACAGCTAATACTTTGACAGTTAATATGCCGCAAAGTGACAAGATTACCTTGGACTTGGGCTATGTCGCATTAGATGGTTCTCAAAATACAGGGGCTGTTGGTTTGAAATCAGGTACACGGATTACTGAAATTGCGACTGATGCATTTAATACGAGTTCTGACTTTTCACGCATTAAAATGGGCGTAGTTGATGTGGCTAACTCTAATGTCACACCATTGTTTGCGTATTTATTAGACTTGAATTTAAGTATTTCAAACAATGTCACTTCAACAAAAGCCTTGGGTACTTTGGGCGCGTTTGATACCAATGCTGGTCAGTTTACAGCTGATGGTAAGTTAACAGCCTACTTATCTGATATTTCTGCAGTATCAGCGGTACGTAACAATACTGATGTCACCATTGATATTGTTATGGCTAAAAATAATGCGGGTATGGTATTTGACATGCCTTTGATTAGCTTAGGTGGCGGTATGTCTAAAGTTGAAAAAGACAAGCCGATCACAGTGCCTATTGATGCTATGGCGGCGCAATCACGTTTCGGGCATACTATGTTATATCAGAACTTCCCATACGTACCATCAATCGCACAATAATTAGTGTACGTTGGGCATAGGGTACTCGTTTAACCTAGTTTAATTTGAACCTATGCTATAGAATTGAGGCATGACTAATAGTGGTCATGCCTCTTTTTATATGGGAAAATGAAAATGTCCGCATTACACAAAGCCTTCAATTCTAACAAAGACCTCGAAAAATCAGGTATTCTTTTGCAATATGGCGAAGTAGTACGTGATGGTAAAAAAGTACCGGTCACGATCACCATCGCGCGTGCTGGCGGTTCAAATACCCGCTTTGACAAAGTTTTTGAAGTAAAAACAAAACCTTACAAACGTTTGATTCAAAGCGATGCTTTAGACAAAGAAGTATCCAAAAAAATCATGCGTGAAGTTTACGCCGAAACAGTTATTCTCGGCTGGGAAAACGTTCAAAACAATGAAGATGAGTTTTTGCCTTTCAACAAAGAAAATGTGATTACCATTCTTACCGAATTGCCTGATTTATTTGACGATATTGCGGCTCAAGCGTCAAAAGCGTCATTATTCCGTGATGAAATCATTGAAGCTGACTCAAAAAACTAATTGAAGTCCTGCTCTATCAAATAGAGCAGGGCGACGTAGAACAAAAAATCATTCAAGATAGTGTCAAATACAAAATGCCACTTCCTGATAGTATTAAAAACGCACCCAGTCTAAATTATGGTTTAAACTTATACTATAATGCGTTTTTTAAGTTGAACAAATGTAGAACTCTTGGCTTAGGTACAATAAGTCCGTTCACATGGTTTATGTTAGTTGATTTTTGTGATCGTAATGATATAATCGGGGAACAACGCGACGATTTTATCGAAATTATGACTGCAATGGACGATGCGTACATAAAACATGTAAATGGAAAATCTAAACCATGAGCGACTTACGGGATTTGGCGAAATCGATGCGACGTACTGCGATAGCGGTAGGTATCAACAGCGTTGAAGCCGTCAAATCAATAAGTAAAAATGTCGGCGTTACTGTCGTATACGCCACTCCAGTAGACACCTCCCGTGCTAGAAGCAATTGGCAAGCGTCAATAACGCAACCTATCACGGGAGTGTTGTTTCAATATCCCGCGAAACCTTCTGAACCAACAATCGGACCTCGTACCGCGATAGAATCAATAAACAAAGCCGTTTCTGAGTATACCGGTCAACCTAAAGGTATTTTCATAGTTAATAATCTTGACTATATTCAGAAATTAAATGACGGAAGTTCTGACCAAGCCCCTGCTAATTTTGTGGCTAAATCGGTAATTGCAGCGGCTCAATCAACTAAGAATGTGAAACTACTACCATGACTACTGAAAACATTGTAATTAATATACGTGAAGATGGTGCACGGGTAGTTATCCGTAATATTGACGATATTGGCAATTCCGCAACTAAGAATGCAGGCAAAGTTGATATTTTGCATATGTCATTTAAAAGCTTAGTTACGCAAGCTTATGGTTTAGAAACCGTTTTTCGCAGACTTATCAGCGTATTGGCAATCCGTGAATTTATGCAAATGTCAGATACCGCGGTGTTGCTTGACGCTCGTTTAAAGATGTTAGTTAAGTCATCAAATGATTTAGTAAAAGCTCAAAAAGACATTTATGATATTGCGCAAAAGAATGCAATTGGTTTGCGGGAAGTAGGAACCCTTTACACTAAGATTTACGATCCTGTTACTCGTATGGGTGGTGGGGTAAAAGAAACCACCGCGATTGTAGAAGCATTTACCACATCTTTGCGTATCAGTGGAGCGTCGACTCAAGAAGCAGCTGCCGCCACTTTGCAATTTGGGCAGGCTATGTCAAGCGGTCGCGCAATGGGTGATGAGTTCCGTTCAATGACAGAGAACAACCCACGTGTTTTAAAAGCTTTCGCCGAAGCGATGAATGTACCAGTTGAAAAGCTAAAGCAAATGAGTTCTGAAGGCAGATTGACAGCTGACGTTATGGGTAATGCCATGATCAAGGCTCTTGATAAGTTGCGCGCAGAAGGATCGAAGTTAAACGAAGGTTTATTCTCAGCGGCATTTGCGCGTTGGCATAATGATTTAATTGTTTTAATTGACGACTTCAATAAATTGACCGGCGTATCACAAACTATGACTGAAACAGTCGATGGTCTACGCCTTATAACTCAACAGTTGTCAAAAGTGATGAAAGATGAACTTGCTGCAGGGACTAAAGTAGCCACTGGACAATTCGACGCAATGGGAACGGCTATCGCAGTCATGGGAACGGTGTTAGAAACAGTTTTAATAGTGGCTTCTGATATAAGTTTCGTCATTAAAGGATTTGGTCGTGAAATAGGTGGAATAGCCGCACAAGCTGTGGCATTAGCGAAAGGCGACCTTGCACAAGTTCGTGAAATTCGCAAAATGATGTTAGAAGACAATGAAAATGCGGCTAGCGAACTTGAAGCTTATCAAAAACGAGTTTTATTAATAACTACCAATGCTTTATCTGAACGTGAAAAATTAAAGTTAAAAGCAGGTCAAGGAAAATCCACTGAAACAGGTACATTAACCGCGGCTTACGATGATGAAAAGATGATCGAAGTACGGATGAGGCTAACGGGTATAAACAAATCCTATATTCAGGATTTGAATACGATACAGGAGGCGTACGATAAGGGTGGAATTACTGCAAATGAGCGCGTAGATCAATTAAAAATGTTGGCGATAAAAACATATGAAGCATCGGTTGCCGGCAAGGCTCATTCAAAAGCAGTAAAAGAACAAGATTCTGATTACACCAATCTGATTAAGACTATCAAAGAAAAAGTTACTATTTCACAGCTTGAAAGTCAGGGCGAAGATAAGTTGACAGCTAACCAAAAATTAGCTGCTAAAGTGATGACCGACTTCCGCGACAACGCAATCAAACTTGTGGCTATTAAGGGTAAAACGATCGATCAGCAAAAAATTGAAATTGGTCAAATGTTGGAGCTATTGTTGGCTACTGATGCGGTCAATGCGGTAAAGAAAACACAAACTGAGTTAGATACTAAACTAATTGAAGACTCTACAAAACAAGTCGAGTCATTAGATGAGCAGATTCAGCGTCAGATTGAGCATAACGAACAAATTGGTAGAAGTAAAGCTGAAATTGAAGCTTTAAAGAGTCAGCGATTACTTGATTCTGCGGCTACTGATATGCAAACAGCATCGCAAGTTTATGCTGACGTTATTTTGGGCAAGGCTAGCTCGACAATGATCACTTATGCGGCTAACTTAGAATTAGCTGCGCAAAAGAAACGACAATTAGCGGGTGTATTTACTGAAGGAGCCGCTTTAGAAGAAGCTAAGGCGTTCAATGACGAAATACAAAAAGCTGCTGATAAAATGCAAAACGCATTTGAAGCATCAAGTCGCCGTATTGAAAACGGTTTGTATGATGCTATATCACAAGGCGGCGAACGTGCCCGTAAAAAGCTAATACTTGATTTGAAAAATTGGTTTGCGCGATTAGTGCTTGAACCGATTATCAAACCTATTTCTAATTACGGTGCGTCGATTATGAATCCAGGTGCCGCTGGTGCACAAGGATCATCGAGCAGTATAACTGATATGTTTTCAGCAGGTAAAACGTTATGGGAAGGATTCAGTTCTGCTGAAACTATTGGCGGAGGTATATCAAATGTGGCAGGCAATTATTTGGGGTCTATGGGTAGTGTAATTGGATCGACCACGTTATCCGCTTTTGCGTCAGGTTTAAGCGGTACTGCCGCTGGCACACTAGCTGGTGCCGGTCCGACTATTGCCGGTTCGGCTACAGGTTTAGGTTCGTTAGCAGGCGCCGCAGGTGTTGGTGAGGGAGCAGGGGTGTTATTGGCTTCTGAGGCTGGCGCAGGTGCAGGTGCTGCCGGACTTGGGGCAAGCATTTCAAGTGCCTTGGCGGCTATCCCTGTATGGGGTTGGGCGGCGTTAGCGGTGGCTGCGATTGCAGCTAAATTTGGCGGTGGAAAAGATCGAGTATTAGGTGATCAAAGTATTTCAGGTACTTTGGGAAGCAGTGATTTAACCCGCAATGTACCGTGGACTAAAGAAGGGGGTTGGTTTCATTCTGACACTTCGGGGGTTTGGAATTATAAACTTCAAACTAGCACCGCGCAAGCTTCAAATGGTCAGTTTTACCAAGATGCCGCTAATGTGGCCAATGATACAGCTATGTTAAAAGCTTTAAATGATGCATATGCTAATCTGAAAACATCGGCAGCTGATTTTGCAAAATCGCTTGGTTTAAACGCTGATGAAATAATGGCACGTAATGACCAAATAAATTTCATGCTTGGAAAAACTGAAGAAGAAACAAAAGCCAATATTGAAAAGGCGTTCGGCGCTATAGCCATATCAATGAGTGATAGTCTAGGTGTCTCATTTAAAGAATTGGCTAAACAAGGTGAAACCGCTTCACAGACATTGTTACGTGTTTCGACTACCTTTACTGCGGTAAATAAAGCATTTGATACTTTAAATTTGAAATTGTTTGAAACCTCGCAAATTGGAATGACTGCTGCTAATAACTTTGTAGATTTAATGGGCGGGGTAGAAGCTTTTGCGAGTTTAACAAATTCTTACTATGAAAACTTCTACACACAAGAAGAAAAAACAGCCGCCATTACTAAGCAATTGTCCGATGAATTTACTAAGTTAAATGTTGGGGTTTTGCCAACTACACGTGAAGCCTACCGTAGCTTGGTAGAAGAACTTTCAAAAACCGGTTCACCTGAGCAATTGGCGGGTGTATTAAAATTGTCTAATAGTTTCACGACAATCGTTCCAGCTACGTTGACAGAAACTGTCGATCAAACCTCAGCTAGTTTTGACAGATTGACTAGTTCGACTGATGCTTTATCAGAAGCAGCAAAACGTGCGGCCGTAATCGCTGAAGAACGTAAAAATTTACAAGATCAGCTTGACGAGTTGACCATGTCATCGGTTCAGTTATTACAGAAACAGCGCGACACTGTTAATGAAAGTAATCATGACTTATTTGATCAGCTTCAAGCTACTAAAGCCAAAAAAGAGGCTGATGATGCATTGTTAGCCACAAATAAAGAAGTTCAAAGTCAGATTGATCAATTAGTCAGATCAACACTAACTTTGAAAGAACAGCGCGCGTTAGAATTAGTCGGTCAAGATAAATCTACTATTGCGTTAAAACAACGTTTGTTTGCATTGCAAGACGAAATAGATATGACTGGTAAAGCCAAAGAAGCGGCCGATGCCAGAACCTCTGCGTTTACGGGTATGATGAACGGTATGGTGGCGGCTGTTCAATCATCAGCTAACGCGGCCAACGCACTTGCTGATTCTCTTGAAAAAGCGCGTAATGATTTATGGTTAGGTTCACAATCTGGCTTGAGTGGGACGGATAAACTTGCAATTGCGCAAGACCAGTTGAAAAACGCTAGTCCTAGTGAACTACCTGCTTTAACAAAGAATTACTTGTCGATATTGAGCGAAACTGCTACAAGTTCTTTTGAGTATCAGCGCGGATTCGGCCAAGCCGTAGGTAATATAGATACCCAAGCCGGCATCGCTCGTAAAGCGGGTGTAATCAATTGGGAGGGGATGCGTGGATTCGGGGAGGTGCTGGCTCAACAGAAAGCTGAAGAAGATGTGCGCGACAATTGGAATGCTAGATATTCAACCTATGCGAACTTGAGTTCGTCAAATGCATACATTCAAGACCCGACTACCAATCTAAAACTAGAAGATATGCGAACAAATTTGTTCAATGATCCATATTATCTAAAAACCTATGTAGACGGCTCACATGCTGGTGGATTGGACTACGTACCGTTTGATGGATATGTTGCCGAACTTCACAAAGGCGAACGAGTTCAGACGGCTAATCAAGCACAAAATAGTGATGAAACGGCAAACGAAATTCGTATATTGCGTGAAGAAGTAAAAGCAGCTATGATAGCGATAGCTAAAAATACGGCTGAAACTTCAAATCAGCTCATTCGCTGGAATGGTGACGGTATGCCGGAAACTAGAACGTGGGTAAACGGATAATATTATGAAAATAGTTCGACCAATCAACACTGATACTGCTGCGACGTTCACAAGAGCGTCGACAGCCACGTATTACAATAATTTAGGTATATTAGCATCCGCCGCAATCAATGTGGCTAGACTTAATTATGTGCCTAACGATCTTACTGTTCCACCGGCGTACTTAGTTGAAAAAACGGCTACTAACTCACTATTATATTCGGCACAGTTAGATAATGCAGCATGGGTGGTTGCTGGGGCTACTGTCACTGCTAACACGGTCACATCGCCTGATAACACAACTACTGCCGATACCTTAACGGGTTCGGGTGGATTGTCACAGCGTAGTATATATCAAACTAATGCAGCCTCAGTAACTGGGAAAACCTTTTCGATATATGTAAAAGCCGGAACAAATAATTTCATTCAACTATCATTTGGTACTGCAACTTCGCTATACGCAAACTTTAATTTGCAGACTAGGCAAGTTGGTAATGTCTCAAGTGAGGTTACTGCAAATATTGTGGCCATCAATAATGGCTGGTATCGTTGCTCATTAACAACCCCTTCACAGGTTGCGGGTAATGTATATGTGAGCTTAGTTACTTCCTTGACGGCTGCTTGCTGCGAACCTAATACTTTAACTACTACGGTATATTTATGGGGCGCACAATCGGAAACTGGAGCTTTTACAACTAGCTATATCCCAACAACTACTACTGGTGTCACACGTTCTGCTGATAGCTATAGCGCAGGTGTATTTTCAAACGTACCGCTGGATGCGACAGCCATATACGCCGCCGGAACTACTTATGCGGCAGGAAATCGAGTGCGTATTGAAACAACCACTGTTCATAAAATATATGAGTCTTTGGTTGCCGCGAATGTTGGTAATGACCCGTTAACCAGTCCGACCAAGTGGGTGTTTGTATACGCAACTAACCAATTTCAAATGTTTGACGGGTCAAACTCTTCGCAAACCACAAACGCCGAAGTTATAGCCGTTATGGTAAGTATGACAAGTTTGGTTGATACTATTGGCACGTTAAACATTTCAGCGTCGAAAATTAGGATAGTGCAAAATACAGTGGATGGTGTATCGTTCGATAAAACCGTTAATTTAACTTCTACGCGTGGGATAACTGATTGGTATAAATGGTTTTGGGAACCGATTGTCAGATCGACCGATGCTCTGATTGAGAATTTACCAAAATATAATAATTCTTCTGTGGCTATTACCATATATAACCCTGCCAATACTACAAAATGTGGAACTTGCGTTTTAGGGTTTCAAACTGAAATAGGTACAACGCAATATAGTGCAAAGGTGGGTATATTAGATTACTCTATCAAAACCAAAGATGCTTACGGTAATTACAATATGGTTCCACGCGCATTTAGTAAAATTAATGATTTCATAGTACATGTTGAAAGCAATTATGTCGATCAACTTCAAGCTCTGTTAGCCAGTTATCGCAGCGTGCCAATTCTATATATAGGTTCAAACGCTTATGGGTCTACTATGATTTTTGGTTATTATAAAGATTTTTCCATCGATATTGCATATTTTTCAGTATCGATTTGCACAATTAAAATTGAAGGATTGACATAATGTCTATTACCGCATTACCCCCTCCACCAAGTCGTACCCAATCAGCACAGGATTTTTCTGATAATGCTGATGCGTTTATGAACGCATTGCCAACGTTTGCTACTGAGGCTAATACGTTACAAGTAGATGTAAATGCAAAACAGGTTGCGACAGCTCAATCAGCCACCGATGCTGCTGAGCAGGCAGATATAGCCACAGTTCAAGCTACGAATGCTGCAGCAAGCGCAGCGGCGGCGGTCGCAACGGCGAACGCGGCGGCGTGGGTGAACGGCGGCACGTACGCGTTAAACGCGAACGCGATTTCGCAAATTGATTTTTTGACTTACAGAAAGCAAACGGCTTCTAGTGTCACGACGATTGATCCAAAAAACGACGCTGTAAATTGGGTGTGCCAAGTTGGAAGCGGCAAGGTTAGCCGATCAAGTCGAACATCGAACACGGCTTTATCGTTAGCGGACAAAGGCAACCTGATCGAAATTACTAGCGGAACTTTTACCCAAACATTTGCTGCGGTGGCGTCGCTCGGTGACGGTTGGTTTTGTTACTTAAAAAACTCGGGCGGCGGCGATATTACGCTAGACCCGAATGCGTCGGAATTGATCGACGGCTTAACGTCTTTTGTTATGTACGACGGCGAAACCCGCTTGATCCAGTGCACAGGCACAGCATTAACATCGACAGTTTTGTCACCGTTCACTAAAACATTCACCGCTTCAGGTAACTTCACAAAACCACCAGGATATAGATTGTTCGGTGTTCATGCTCTCGGTGCTGGTGGCGGTGGTGGTGGATCGACTGCAAGCGGGTCAATGCGTGGCGGCGCAGGTGGCGCGGGCGGCATGGGTTTCGCGGGGCAATTTGCGGCGAGCATGTTCGCAGCGACCGAAGTCGTGACAATTGGCGCGGGTGGCACAGCGGGCGCGGTTGGTAGCGGCAGCGGCGGCGCTGGCGGCAATACTACAATCGGTTCTTTCGTAATCGCGTATGGAGGTAATGGAGGGGCTGGCGCGGTAGCGTTTGGGTCAAGCACCATTGCCTCAATTGGTGGGGGGTATGGGGCAACGACAGGGGTTCCGTCGGGTTATATACCTTCCACTAATTCGAACGAGTACCCAGAATACGCGGGCGGCACTCTTTCATCGCTTTCCAGCGGAAATTATGACCCACCAGTTGCTGGGACAGGATCGTTTTGGGGCGGCTCAACGGGCGGGCATGGAACTATAAACAGTTATAAAGGCTCGGCGGGCGGTGTCTCTAGAAACCCATCGATAAGGCTTGGTGGCGGTGGCGCGGGGGCATTGGCGGGCGCGGGCGCAGGCGGTAGCGCGGTCGGTACTTTTGGCGGTGGTGGCGGCGGCTCCGGTGGCGCAGGTGGCGCGGGCGGTTGGGGTAGTGGCGGCGGCGGCGCGGGCAATACTGCGTCGGTCGGTTATGCGGGCGGTGTTGGTGGTTCGGGTTGGGCTCAAATTTGGGGAGTTGTTTAATTATGCGTGCACATATTATTGAAAACGGAATAGTCATCAACACAATCGAAGTCGAATCGCTCGACTTTATGCCGAACTTGCTCGACGCGGAAATCGGCGGTCAAATTGGCGACACATGGGACGGTGAGAACTTCACCCCGAAAGCGCCTGTCGTCGAAGTTCCAAAAGAAGTCACGATGCGTCAAGCTGAACTAGCGTTGCTCGCAGCTGGGTTGCTTGATGATGTCGAAGACTTTATCGCGACGCTCACCCGAGAAGCACAAATCACATGGAAACGTTCAAGCGTAGTGCAGCGATCTAACCCACTAATCGCCGTGGTTGCTAATGCGAACGGTATGACGACAGCGCAAATTGATCAACTTTTCATCACCGCAGCGGGACTTTAAATGATAATGACTTACGCACAAGCTCGTGCCAAAATACATGACGGTGACCTAATTTCGGTCTTCAAAGCTTATAGTATTTTCAACATAGCCACTAAGCTGTTTACTGGTGAGTATACTCACGTAGGTATCGCAATTTGGATGGACGGTGGATTGTGGTTAGTCGAAATTAATGGGGGTGGCAATCATGCTATCCCATTGTCACAGCTTCAAAAATGCGGCTTTGACGTAAGCTCACCCCCATCGGGTGTAACTCGAATGACCGCCCGTGCCCATGCATTACAGGCCTTGCGAGAACGCGAAACGTATGGCTTTTTTACCACAATAGTTACAGGTGTTATTGAGTTCTTTAAAATACCACTGGTGATCAATTGGCGGAAAGGTCGGCATTGTGCCGGCTTAGTTGTTCGCATATATGATCGTGCGGGTTGGGCGAGTGCTGGTGAGGGAACGCATACTTACGTGATTTCCCCCACCAAGCTGACTAAGCTAATGATGTTTAGATTTCGGGTTCAGCCTTCAAAAACATTGCCAGCATCAAAGGATCGGTTCTAACCTTTCGCCGCTTTGCTCTACGTTTGGCTAAGTAAACATCTTTCGCTTCTTGATCTTTGTTTAACTTAGCCATTTTTTCATGGTAGCATATTAGCGGTGTCTTAATAGTGGGTTTAGGAACATCTTCACCTTTCCCCCACGCATAAATAGGTAGCTTTGTTTCATATTTTTTAGCAGGGCATCGATACCATCCACAGACATAGATTTGATGGGTTTCATGTAGCATAGCTATATAATTCCACAATCCTGTTTCACTTGCGTAGATTGCACCAGCTAACTGTCTAACTGTTTTGCTTTTGTCGCGTAACGATTTTTCAATAGCCTGAAGTTTGACCTTAGCCGGATTTCTGGTGAAGTTCATTGTTCTAATCGTCGATGGTGATTTCATCGTTGTCATCTTCTTCGTCATCTTCTTCGTCATCCTCACTGACAGGTAATTCGCCTTTTAAATGACCGATCTGTGTTAATAATTTGGTCGTTTCTGATTCGTACCATTCATAGCAAATATCACTAGGGAACTCGTCAGGTAACGTCATAAGCGGTTTGGCTCCGTCCGATCTAGGAACCTTGTTACCGCTCTTTGCGTAAACTATCACACCTTCAATATCATTGGCATAGTACCATCTAATCGCTTTGCCTAAAAATACACCCTCTTTGTATGCCCCACCCCGAACGGTTCTTACTGAAACGAACTTAGTAATATCTCGGCATTCGCGTATAATTTTCTTGTAATCGGAACCATCTAACAATGTGGCTATTGCCGCTTCATGACAAATCAAAGTAGTAGGGTTTTTGTCTAACTTAACATTACCGAAAATACCTTTTCCTTTGAATAATTTACCTTTTTGCGGTGTAGTGTAAATAGCTACATAGTTATTAATGTCTCGACTATAAACGGCTTTGTAATCAGTTTCTTCAGTTTGGAAATTGGTTTCAAGTTCCCATTGTTTTAGAATGGCCTCAAATTCAGAAATTCGATTTCTGAATCCTTTGGTAACTATACCATCTGTATTGGCAGATACAACGGTAAAGCCGGCAAGCTCTAACCTTTCTATCAACATTAGCAAAGACAACTGACCCGTAATAGTTGTTTGAATCAATAATTGCGGCGAATACAAAATGCTCCATTTGCTACCGAACTTACCAAAGCTACCATTGGCAACGATCTTCAGCGTATCAGCAGTTACCGTATCGCCTCGCGCTTTCGCATTTACCCGCTCATTGACCACAAGAGTGTATTCAATAGTAAAGTTTTGACCGAGGTTTTCAGGCTTTAAGTTTTGATTGATGATGATACGTGGATAGTATGAAGTAACGTCTCGATCCTTCAAAAAATATTCATCGTCTGCAATATGACAAATATTTTTCTCGGTCGAATGCAAACCACCGATACCCATTTGATAGGTCGATTGGTTCATATTTATTCGCAGCTCTTTCAACTGCTTTGGCATGACTACCTTACCGCTTGGGGCTACCGCAAAATCTGCATTTCTTACTGTATCTAAAACATGATTCAACATTGCCGATTCAAACTTGATGAATCGGGGAACATTGTATTTATAAACGGTACCAGACAAGACGTTATTCTTTTGAAGAAACTTTTGTCCGGTTCGTTTTTTAATTTGGGCAGACAATAAGTCTTCGGCAATTTGCGCATCTGAACGAGACCGAACGTCGATACCATATTTCCGACCGATCTGTTCGCGCAACTCAATCTGCGGTTTAACTTCATCATAAAGCAGTTCGGTATTGTCAAGATCGTTTACCCAATACCAACGAACAATAGTAATTTGATCATCAGTCAATACTGTACCAGGTGCGACTGGTAAATCTTGCATACGTTTTGCATGAAGGCGACCCGCACAGATTTTCAAGGACGGACGAAGTTTAACAAGTTCGATCAAATCAATGTGGTCAGCTTCAAGTTTTTGCGCCTTAAAAGTTTTCAATACTTGATAACCTTTAAGCTTTTGACCGGCTACTCCTTCGATGATCATTTTAGTGGCGCGATGGATTTGCGCACAAATATTTCCGGCACATGCTATCGCCGCAATAGTCAAGTCATAGCCTTTTGAATTAAAACCGATAGTCGCTAGATTATTCATAACCCATTTGAGTTTCAAACAATCTTCATACGCTAAACTATTGTTTTCACCGATAATTTCAACATACCAAATCTTTTTGCTTAAAATTGATTTGAACCCGATCAAAGTGTAATTAGGGTAGGATTCAATATCGAATGTAAATCGCTCACCGCTTCGTGACGCGGCGATAATCTCTTGATCTGATAGAAGATTCATCTTCATAGCGCGGGCTTCTTCTAAACCTGGTAAATAGGTTGGAAGTAACCAAATCGGAGCCGGCGGAGTTGCCTTTGGTTTCTCTTTCTTCGGTGGCTTTACTGGGGCAACATCTTCCCACCACATACCTAAAGCATCAAATCTGGCCACGGTAACTCCTGTCTAATGCTTTTAACTCGGCGTGCATTTTATTGTCTCTATCTTTTGCTTCTTGGTGAAGCTGTTTACGTAATTGGTCGGCGGCTTCATAACTAAGCGTATCGCCGGCAACGGTTTCAACCTCATGATAGTTGTTAGAATATGGGTCTTTGCGCAAGGATTTATAAACGACTAACCAAAGCCCTCTTTGCGCCGGTTTGACATAGTAGTGAATCATTCAATCACCCATACATCAATATTCGCCTTTTGCGCACGTTTAACCATATCGGCTGTTCCACTACCACCTTTAAAGGCTATTACAACGTCCGGCATAGCCCAATCAATCATCCACTGATTACGAATACCCCCAGCCGCTTTATCATAATAATTCCAATTCGCAGGCATACAAATACTAGGGCATCCAAAATTAAACGCCCATGTGTGAGCCATCATATCGGCACCGCGAGCAAAACCGTTTATAATACAAAACTCTTTTGCAAAATATGGACGCGCGTTAACCATGGTCTCGTTGAATAGCTTGTCATCGTTAAAGTCTCTACCACCACAGATAAGTATTCGTTTTTTCATTATGAGCGCATTTTCACGATAGCCCCGCGCCAAAGTTCGCCAAAGAACAAAGCGGGCGATTGATTAAAGTCAAATGATGTGGCCACCTTAGATAGTAATCGCAATTGATTAATGTTAAAACACATATCGTTTGGTATTGAGTCAGAATAATGTTCTACTCGCGCACCTAAGCCTTCGTCAATATGTGTTGCTAAAAAGCCATCGTGAAAGAAACAGCGATTCAAGTCGTCAACAAAAGGGCGAAGGGTTTCAAGATCGTCAAAAAATCCTTCATACAACAACTTTGGGTCAAGGTTTTCCTTATCCAATACGCGAGAAATGTCTGGCCATTGAGTCGATACGGTCTGCGTTCTTAACCAACGATTGTTTGAAAAATGGAAAGTCACTGCGTTTTCAGTAACCTGCAAAGCGACTGGCTCTTCATTGATGCGAATAATCTCGTTTACCGCATCATGTGGAATGACCATGTCAAATGGAATTTTATGCTGCAACCAATACTGACAGATGACCACATTGTTAGTCGCATGTGCGAATTGATCCCGCAATAGAATACCACGCGCCCAAGGTCGGCTAGCATCTTCGGCAATCATTGGCTCAAGAACCTTTAATGCCTTCAGAATACCGCCACCTAGAACAATCATTTCACCTTCAGGTTCGACATCAGGAAATATTTCTTCGACACAGTTGATGTGCGCTTTGAACTTACCAGATTTCACAGTGAGGCGACCAGCAGGGGTCATGCTCAAATGAACCGTATTATCTTGGCAGGTTTGAATCGCCTTGATAAAATCGACAGCTTTTGGTTGGCAGTTTATCCCTATCTCGATAGGACTGCACAGCGCGATACGGCCATTGTAACCCTTGATAAATCCGTCTTTGATACGGAAATGGGTTAAGGTCGGAATAATGTCTTTTTTGGCGACAGCACCTTGCACGAATTTGAGGTCAGCTAACATTACACTGCCCCCCGAATATCAAATTTCCATTGTAAAGACTCAAATTCTTTGCGATTAGACTGTATAAAATCGGCGTGCATTTTTTGCTTGATAGCTTCCATACGTTTAAAATGTTCTTGCGCATCGAGTCTGACCTCGTCAACAGAAACATGTGAAAACTCACCGTATAGAAATGCATTTTGCTGTTGTAATGATCGTCGCTTTAAATCTTCAACATACATTTTTTGAAGTTCTTTGTCAAAATCAGGAATAGAACGCACTTCATGAATATTTGGATCATATTGATACATTTAAAACAACTCCTCTTGGTTAACTACAAATGGTTTTTCTAAAGCGGTCATCATACGACCGAGTTCGGTATATGCCCAAACATTGTATGCCCAACGTGGATAGTTCAAATCTCGCATACGACTCAAATCGAAACCAGTGCGTTCGAGTTCATTTTCAAACGCTTTGCGATAAATTGGCGCCATTGTGTCAATATGCTGTCCTTCGATCTTTACGTTTGGGGAGCGTGCGGAAATTGCGAATTGTCCGAACTTTGGTACGTATATATTCCCGTGCGCGGCTAACTGAACCCATGACGAAGAGTCCACCGAGTACCATGGATACCTCGTCATCAGTGGTACACTTGTTAATCCGAATCCGTGAACCTTCAAACGCGGTCTTCCGCTTCCGTCTGTCAGATATTTTGCCCATATTCTGTCTAGCCATAAAAAGAGTTGTGGTGTAGAAATAGGAACCATGCCACCGAGGGTGATATATTCATAGTTCTTTATGTAATGTTCCAAATACCGCTCGTCTTCGCCATAGTGAAAGCAGGGAAGCGGGCGGGTACCTAATTCTTCCATAGCCATTTGATTTTGGTAAGTCTTATATGGGTCACCAATCCCATCGAGCACCGAAGACATCAAAATAATATCTTCGTTTCGCTTTATATAGTCACAATATGCTGGTAAATCAATATGTTTACCCAAAGTGAAAGCCGAGAATGCGCCCGAATCTAAAAAGACTTTGTCGCCACGTTCACGGATTTTATCGACATACGCTTGCTTGCCGATATAGTGGTACGATTCAAGACGGTCAACACATTCATCATGACCTTGCTTTTCACGATCAGTCAACTTTTCGTAATAGGTTCCACCTGATACGAAGTTAGATGTGTATAAACCCGCGATGTAGATTTTCATGGCAGTTCAATTTCCTTGATTGTGATACGATGAGCTTGTGGGGCTAATATTTGCATCGCATAAAAGCGACTTTGTTCTTCACGCATAGTGATAACGTGTCTTGGAGCGTTTAAAACATGCACTGTTACATCAACTAATCCGTATAAAGCATGAACATTGTCAATCACAATTAACGCCTCAACGCGACCACCCAGCTCTTTGCATAATTCACGTCGATACCATTGGGCGTGTTCGTATCGGTGAGCCACTATAATATGTTTCATACCTTCGCAGAGCCTTTACATTTTGGGCAAGTCTTTGGACATTTGCCAGTCTTGCCACCCCAAACCGTCCCCGATCCAAAACAGAATTTACATTTCTTTAATGTGGCCATTTTAATAACTCCTTTGATTTGATGTTTAATTATATCGGGTTTTACAATTAATTTCAATAAATTAATTGTCGACATAAAAATAGCCACATGGTTAGTGGCTATTTTTATTATATCAGGAACTTATTTAGCCGCGAGCCAATGCCAAGAACTCGGCGCGTGTTTCCGGTTGATCTTTGAATACACCACGTAATGCACAAGTAACCGTTTCAGAATTACTGTTACATACGCCACGTGATTCTACACAAAGATGTCGCGCACTAATCCAAACACCGACACCTTTTGGTGCGATAATATCAAACATAGCATCTGCGATTTGATTGGTCATGCGCTCTTGAACTTGCAAGCGACGCGCAAACATATCTGCAAGGCGATCCATTTTTGACAATCCAACCACTTTACCATCAGGAATGTATGCGATAGTACATTTGCCGATAATTGCGGCTAAATGATGTTCGCAGTGGCTATAAATCGGAATGTCTTTACGTACCACCATTTCGTCGCAGCTTTCTGCACCATCTTCAAAGACTTTTAAAATATCTTCAGGTTTGATCGAATAACCCGAAGTCCAAAACTGCCACGCTTTCGCAACACGTTCAGGAGTTTCTAGCAGACCTTCTCGACTAGGATTCTCACCAACGAATTGCAATAAACGAACAATATTGTCGGTAATCGAAGACTCCGCCGATTGCTCCCACGGAAATACCAACCACTTGTCTTTATAGATCGGATGGTCACGTTTGTCGATCAATGCGAAGAAGTCTAAATCAGGATGACTTTGCGCATAACGCTCTTGAGTAGTACCACTATCAATCAAGTCATCAATGATGCAATCAGCTTCATTGATATTGTCGGTTACCACAATTTTGTCAGAATATGCGGCTACTAAATAGGATGCTGAAATACCACCGCGCGGAACACCATATATGTAAATCAATTCCTGTGATGGGTAAACTACCATGATGTCTTCAGCGAGGCGATTCGCCAAATTATTTACATCCCTTTGAGTTAAAATAGTTTTGTTTGTCATGATTATTCAATAAAGAGAAGGTTAAAAACGTTCTGAGGTTCCTGTTATAAATTCAACAATTCAACAGGGGCTAAATAAATCGCACTGTTTGCACCATGTTCGCTAACTTCAACGCTGGCGACCTTGACACGAGGTTTGTAACCAGCGTCTTTTAACCAGATTTCGGTGCTTTCAAAGATCAGTTTTGCAAATGCTTCACAGCCGGTTGCTTCGACAAATACGACATCTGCTAAACCTTCATTGTGCAAAGCGATAAAATGTTTACGTTTTGGATCATCTTCAGCCACTAACAACTTGTGGTCAAAGGTGTCCTCAAAACGTTGTTTCAATGACTTCAGCGATCCAAAGTCAACCACCCAATTACGTACATCTAATTCTTCGGCTTCAAAGGTAATTTTAATACCTAGCGCATACCCGTGAATCAATCGGCAATGCGACTCAGCTTTCCATTGCCGGAACGCTGCAGAAAATCCAAGGTCGGGTGTAAAAGTTTTTGTTGATTGGTAGGTCATGTTAACCTTCAATTGAAAAAGTGTTTTCGTTTGGATCGAAAGATACCGTGAGCTTCGCCATACAAACCGGACACTCCATATCTTTCGCTTCGATGGCTTCTTGCGGCATTGGAACTGTTTCACCACGTTCTATGCGTTGACAAAGTTCTTCGATAATTGGACTCTTAGAACGAATGTCGTCAATTCGACGCAATAGTTCTTCAGTCGTTAGACCTGATAGACGGGTTGGAATATTAGACATTTAACTCACCATTCTTTACTAACAAATCACGAATTGTTGAAATGGTATAATCAACACCATCAGTCATCATTTCATCGTAATTCATTGTTTGCGGTACGTCCATTTCACCCAAAATAATCGCGCGAACTACCAAAGGATCAGGCAAGCCGGCATCTTCAAAACCTTTTGCACGTAATACATTTGCATGATTCATGTCGGTAGGTGGAAACTTTCCGTCATAGCTAGTATGACTATATGCTAAGGCTTCCCAGCAATCCGGCATATTCCACGCTAGTCGAACCGTTTCAGCTTTGGTCGAGTTCATCAAAGGTGCATGGATGCGGAAAGCATCGTTTGCTTCCTTACGGATACCAAGCGACAGATTTGCCATGTCTTCAAACGCATTGCGGAACGCTTCAGTACAGTCAGGATAATTCGCATTGTCTTCCTGACAGATACCTGTAACCAGGTTTCGGCAATCCAACTCGACCGCACGATTCATAGCCACAGTAAAGAAAAAGGTATTGCGCATTGGAACGAAGGTCAATTCGACTCGATCCCCGATTGTTTCTGCCATTTGATCAGCATTGCGGTATTGTTCCAGTTCTGAATCACTGGTCAATGGGCTGGTTGACTTCAGGATATTAGGTACAGATACTACCTCGTGAGAGGTGACGCCAGCTAATGCCGCAACATTAATCGCGGCATCAATTTCGATTGAATGGCGCTGCCCATAATCGAATGTAATGGCGTGAACTTCATCAAAGTTTCGCTTTGCCCAAAATAGGCAGGTCGTTGAATCCTGACCGCCTGATAAAATTACAAGTGCTTTCGTTTTCATAATACATCAACCTCGGTTTCTTTAAAGAAGTTAACAACATTGCCGATGAAAACCACCGCCATTATGGTACCAACTACACCCCATACCCAGTCGGTAGCGTTAAATTTATCCAACATGAGATACGCGGTCATCATTTGAAACACCGGTATTTTTGAAGGTAGATTGTCTCGTTTAATTACACGCTTTTTCATTTAATTACATCCCCGATGTTTAATAATGCGTTAAAAATAAGATGCCGCAATGCTGATAGTTCATGATGTTCAATACCATCAGCATTTATTGCAGGTTCAAATGGATTCTGAGTCATACCCTTTAATAGTTCCACTTCACGAAGTGTTAAATCCATCACCACGCGAAAATTCGTAACGGGTGTGACTATAATCTTACCCATGGACTATTCCATTCCAAGAATTTTGTGCAATTGCAAACATAAACGGTAGCCATGATTCATGCACGAATCAATTGCGGCTTTTAAATGACGTTTATTCTCTTGTGGGTCTTGGGTATCAATAGGTTGCACATAAACGATACCTTTGAAACCAGCATGGGGGCGTGCTACTTTAGGCGATGCCGAATGCTCAAGCGCCAAGATAGGTAAACCATCGTCAGGATCAATCGAATCAGCATGCACCACATATTTATACGCCTTAATGTGGTGATACAATGACTTATTAACTTTTCCTGCTTTTGGGCTACATACAATATGAAAATTCGGATGAATGAACAATACGCCCAAATCAACAAACAGCGTACCATTTGTCTCAACCTGAACAATCAAACCGCAATCCATCAACAATTTTTTAATCAAAGGTTGGATATTTTGACGAAATGGCTCACCGCCAGTGATAACCACAATAGGTTGCAAAGTCATTGACTCGCAAACTAACTCTGCGACTTGATTAGTGATTTGTGAAACACTCCAACGAACACCGTATGCATAATCGGTGTCGCAAGACGGGCATTGAAGATTGCAACCAGCTAAACGGATGAATATTGCCGGATTGCCAGCAAACATACCTTCGCCTTGAATGGTATAAAATATCGAGTTAATACTAAGAATTAAACCATCGCCCAATTCTTGTTTAATAGGGATTTGCTTATTAAGCATTTAGACTACTCCAAGTTAAGGGATCAGTGGGGACAATTCCCCACTGGTACCGGAGTTACAACATTACAACTAAAGGAAGGTAAAACTTTGATGCGAATTAAGCAGGTACTGCTGGGGCGGCTGGTGGGACGGGTGCGGCTGCTGCAGGCTTTGCTTCTTTCGCGGTGACTAAGCCGTGATATTTGCGCCATTTGCCATATTGAGTATGGATCGTACCAACAACCAAACCTTCAGCCAACAATGCATCAGTCAATGCTGCGCGAGTTACTGGCGTTTTGGCGGCTTTTGACATTGCATCGGCTACGTCCCAAACTTGTTTGGTTTTACCGGATGATGGACGAGTAACGCCGTTCTTTTCATCGAGTGCTGGTTTTGGTGCAGCAACTTTTGGCTCTTTTGGAGCTTTTGCTGCTTTTGGTGCAGCAGGAGCTGCTGGTGCTTGTGTTGTTTCTGCGGCTGCTGCTTTGTCTTTCTTGGCCATTTCGGACTCCATATATTAAGTTGAGGGGTGAAACAATAAAACGATTGGTGAGATTGAATTATACTGTCATGTTTTAAAGATGACTAGGACTTTCTTGTTGCTAAAATTATTTTGACGCTTTCCATTTACTGAATTGAGTTGCCGCGGTCGCAGGATTGATACCGATTGCTTCACATTCTGAAATAATCTTAGTGCGCATTTCTTTGGTAATCAATCCACCACCCATGCTGGCATGAACCTGGTCGGCTACTTCCCAAACCCGCCCTGTAGAGCCTTTTGCAGATGGCTTGGATGGATTCTTAGGGCTAGGCGGCTTTGGCGCTTCCACGAAGGGATTAGACCCGTTACTGGCTCCGTCATATTTGACGATGATTGGCGGCTTTGGAATACTTGGCGGTGGTGGAATGACTGGTAGTTTGTCGGCTTTCTTTTCCAATTCAGAAAGCGACCGACTATCTACTGGTAATTTTAATGCCAGCTCATAACACTCTTTAATCATTCCAGCAAAGTTGTAGATGTCGCCTTGTAATCCGGTATGATTTTTGTATAGTAAAAGCAACTCAAGGACACCGAAGGTGCTAAAGAAACGTTTGCTTTCCAATGGAAGAACCACTGAGGTATCGTCCGCACAATCGTTCCATGCAATAAGACTTGCCTTTTGCATGGAGTCAGCGACTGCAATAAAGGTCATTGTGTCTCGATTAATGACCACATGATTAGTTGACATAATTACTCCTAGAATCGAATGTCGTTAACATACATTTCACAGCCAATTGCGATCACTTCAGCAGGTGGGCGCATATTCGCGTTCATATATTCACAATGTTCAGTTTGCTTGTTGAAATTTTCGCAGCTAACACATGACGGAAACTGTCCACTCAGAATAAGTTCCTTTTGCAATTTCATCATGTAGGTTCGTTTAGTATCAGGTATCATGTTTGCAACTCCTCAGCTTCTATCTTTTCAACAAATTGTTTTACAAGAGCATCAAAATGATTAAATTTATCAGTCTCACCCCAAAAGGTATGATGCATCGAACATAGCTCACCTTTCGCACGTTCCCACGCTTGTGCGCGTAAAACCCGCATTAATCTATCATCTGCCATAATAACCCCCGTTTGTTTGATGTTTGAATTATAGCTGACTTTGTTTTAAAAATAAACCCACTAAACTGTATATTCGTAGTTTAATATTTGCGGATTCTCAGTGTCTAGTCTGACATGAATTACGTTTGGAACTCTCAAAGTATCAACATAATTCAACGCATCAGTAGTTGATTCAGGCGGCGGAACCTTGCTTCTGTCACGCCACCAATTTTTTGACTTCGTTTGAACACTTCCGGTATGTTCTAAGCAGACCCATTCAAAGAAACGACGAAGCCCGCAATAGTAAGTAACCCTGATACTTGGCGGGCGACCTGGTTTGAAATGCGGTGCGTATTCGACGCGGCTCACATTAAACATTTTTACTTCAATCGGCTTAGGTTCTTCGACTTTACTACTACGAATAAGCTCTGCATTACTCGCCTTGTCTAACAGCTTGATCATTCTAGGAAACTCTGCCCCGCAATGATCACATGTGGTCACTGATGCATGATTATAGGTTCCACATTTGTCGCAAATCTTAATCGGTACTTCGCCAAGTTTCACACCTTTTTCTTTTGGTCGCGGAATACAAGGATCATTAATCGGACCAAGTTGTACAGCATTCCCTGCAAAGTCAGCTACCAGACAATATGGTTTTTCAGAATTGGCAATTGCGGCAAGGCGCCCTTCTTGTGTTGATAGATCATACCCGAATGCGTAAAAAGGTCGAGTTCCACGTCCTAACATTTGAACCCATAAACCAACTGATTTAGTCTTGCGAAAAACAATGATGTAATCAAGCGCCGGATGGTCAAACCCAGTCGTCAAAATCCCATTGTTTACCATACACTGATATTTGCCAGCTTTATAGTCGGCTATTCGCTGGTCACGTTCGGCATCCGACATTGGATACTCTTTACTATTTGAATGAACATAAGTGGTTGGAATACCCTGCCGATTCAGCTCATTTGCCACATTGATAGTATGTTTTACACCTTGGGCGAAGCAAATCCAACTGTGTTTACCTTCGCCCATTTCTATTGCTTCAGCAACGATTTTTTCTGTTAATTCTTTTTTGTCGACCGCTTTAGCCATGTCACCTTGATGGTATTCACCGGCAACCGTCCTCACTCCTGCGGCATCAATTTCAGTCTTAGTCGGTCTAGGTCGCAACCTACATAAATAGCCTTGATCAAAAAACCAGTTGAAGGCTTCCATAGTGGTAGCGTCATAACAAATGTTTGAAAATAATGCCCCCTCACCTTCAGTCAATAACCCCTGCCCCATTCTGAATTTAGTTGCGGTATAACCGACCACTACTAAATATGGATTGGTTATTTTAAGGTCTGAAATAAAAGTCTGGTATTGGCTACTTTCTTTTAATGAAATCAAATGCGCTTCGTCAACTAACAAAAAATCCACCTTACCGAAGTAAAGTGGACAATTCGCAACTGATCCAATGCCGCCAAAAGTGATTGGTGTATGACGATCTTTTCGTTTCAATCCAGCAGAATAAATACCTGCCGGTGCGGCTGGCCATAACTCCAACAGTTTTGCATGATTTTGGTCAATCAATTCCTTTACATGGGTCAAAACCATGATCCGTAAACCCTTGTAATCATTGAATAGGCGAGCGATTAGACCCGCGATCATAACCGATTTACCCACTCCAGTTGGCGCAGCCACTAAGGGATTACCAGTACCTCCATTGATAAAATAGTTTAAAACAGCATCTATTGAATAGTCTTGGTAGTCCCTTAATTTCACAGCGTAAACTCCATCTTTTTGTCGTAATCCTGACAGCCTGTCAATTGTACTTCTTTTGGTAAAGTCGCTTGATGTTTCATGCAGACAAATGTTCCATCAGGTCGTGCTACTGAACCCGCACAAGTTCGGCAATTCATCGCCGGTTCTTCATTCATGTGGCAAATACGTTTGAAGTCACAAAATTGACATTTGTAAAACGCAATCGACTCATTAATACGGGCAGGGATTGTGTTTTGTAAAATAATGCGGTGTGCACGTTCCAAATATTGTTGAGCTACAGTTGGATCGTATTCAACAATTTCACCATATAACATATCATCGTTTTTGTTTACCGCCAAGTAAAGCGCATACCGAAGATTTAGCTTGTTCATATAGATTTGCATTTGAACAAAATGTTCCATTTTGACAGCCCTCACGCCACCGGTCTGCAACTTCTTAAATGACTTATCATTATGCGTTTTGAACTCACCTAAAATCGGATGATTCGGTAAGTCGGGGCAACCTTCTATCACCGCATCAATTGCCGACCCGAAATGCCCACCTACATCACTAATCCGAAACTGATTACCGTTTTCATCGTGGCACCAGACTTGACAGCCTATCATTTGTAGCATTGCCACAAGTCTAGGTTCTTCCAAGTGACCGCGGTTAAACAAACGAAGCATTCTACCTTCAAAACTAGGCGCTTTTGCCCAGTGGAAATTATACCAAAGTTCGCGCGGACATTCCCGCCCGATCATTGACGCGCCTAAATGCGAACGAAAGTCATCCTTTTTACCCTCGAAAGCATCTTTTGCATCAGGTATTAGTTTTTCCAAACGTTGCCGAAAGCGAGCGCCTTGGTCTTCATAGATCATTTGGTCGATAAGGGCGACCGTTTTGTGAGCGAGTACGATACTCATAGTATCCCCAGTTGAAAATAGCCCACGTATGGGCTATTTGTTTTGATTAACCTACAATGTGGCTATTATTACTTACCTTGCATCCATGGTAAGCCAGCAGCACTACCGGTAGCCGCAGCTGCAGTAGGGATAGTCGCAGGTGACGCTGGGACACCCGTGGCAGCTGGCGCGCTTGGCAAAGGGTTTGGTTTCACCTCTACGGCGTAGCCTTCACGAATCATTAATTCCAGATTCCAACCATCAGCCGCTAACCATTGTTCCATCGTCAAACCCGCAGCAGCTTGTTGAGCTTTATCTGTTAAGGCATAAGTAGGTTTAGCTGGCGCAACGGCTGGTGTTGATGTAGGCATTACTGGTGTAGCTTGCTGTACCGGCGCTTGTTCAGCAGGAGCCATAAACGCCGGCATAGCTTGCTGCTGAACAGGTTGGCTTATTGTGGCTGGGGTAAATGCCGCAGTAGCTTGACTGAATGCTGGGTTCCACGCTTCACCAACAGCGGCTACTCCTGAAGCTGTACGGACAGCTGGCGCTGAAATTACATCAACTGACACATCACCGATATTCTTGAAACCGTTGATGTCGTTTTGCGCGTCATATTCTTTCATACCTTTGGACACATCCATCGGATCGTTAGGAACAGAACGTGCTGGTTTCAACTTGACATGAATCAAGACCGGACGACCGTGCCATTGATTAGTGTCGTCAACACCGTTAGGAAAACCAGTTGCTTCACTTAACGCCTTCATTTCGCCCCAGCCAATGTCCTGAGCGGTTTGATTTTGATTTGCCAAGTTGAAGTTTTTGAACAATGGGCGTTGCTTGAATGCCGGATCAGATAAAACAAACTTTGCACCGATCATGGTATTGCCAGTATTCGCGTTATTGCTTGTTGGCTTTTCTTCAGTTTCCACGACGATCGCACGATACCAACCGGTAGCCAATGGTTCAGGTGACGAGGTTGCTTCTACTTTGGTAAAATCAATATTTAACTTTGCCATTTTACTTTCCTTTAATTTTGTTGAATAAATACGTCAGGTTGGGTGCTTCTAGTGGCGCTAAATTTCCTGACCGATCCTTAGCGACATACTGTGTATCCGGTTGCGTCTGTAAAAAACGATGTTCTTTGCCCTGCGGGTCTTTCATTACCCCCATGCGAAAAACTTCGTCAAATAAATACGGTAGTTGAGGTCCGACTTGTTTACCTGGCATCATAGGTTGCCACATGATAGCGCCGGTTATTTCGTCTTTGTCTTTTTCCATCTTCGCGGAAATATAAACATTTTTGCCATTTATATCGCGATAGGCTTTGATTAGTTGAATCAACTTTTCGGCCATGTCACCATAAGCTTGGCGCGGGTCTTTGGCGATCAATTTAGAATTGGTTAAAACCTTTTCGCCAATTTCGCTCAATGAATCCATGCAGATTGTTTCAAATTGCTTTGCTTCGTGAGCTTCAGTCACCCAGCGATAAATGTCACCTAAGTCAGCCATTGAGCTAACTAAGATCACCGGAATGTCGTAGGTTATCCCCTGAGTATTAACCCCGAACATTCGTTCAAGGTTGGATTTTTTCAACGATAGCAACCCCGATTCGGCAGAAATGATAATAGGTGTTGGAGCTGTAGCACAAAGAACCGTTTTACCTGAACCTGAGCCGGCATAAGTCAAGACTTTTATACCAGCGTCTTGAACCGATTGCTCAGTGGTTGTGAAATTAAGAGCCATGTTTAATACCTCGTTGTTGGTAATTGTATTAGATCGAAACTATCTGATTGTGGATACCACTAATCAGTAATGGTTATTAATGGAAAAGCCCATTAATTTTTTGCCTGCAGTGCTCAACCTTACCCGATAGTTTCGATCTAATAGAATTTGTTAAGTGAGTCTTATTATATCAGACTTTAAAAATAAGACTCACCTATTTTGTGGTTAATCGTTAGTCTTTCTGTGCTGATAAAACTATGTTTATTTCACTCATACTACTTGCCTCTTTAACTGGTGGAAGTGGTAGAGGCGCAGGCTTTCCGCAATGAGGGCAACGATCAATCCACAATTCGACACCATCTGTCATTAATGTCACGCAAGAGTGCTTCCAGCCGTTTACATATTTGCTTTCTGGCTCTTGCTCACGAACTAATCCAGTAGTTATATTGTCTATCTGCGATAGGACACCAGCTAAATCACCAAGAACTTCAAATACTGGCGATTCTGTCTTGTAATGCTTTTGCCATAAGTGCGTGGCTAGCTCTTGAGTGCTTTTGAGCAACCAGGCTGGCTGTTGATCAAACTTTGTGACATATTCCCCGTCAAGAATTTTTAACGCCTCTTCAATAGGGCAATTCATGTTCGAATGTTCGCCTACTGGAACGTCAAAATACTCACCAACTCTTTGGGCTAAGTTGGTTGCCTGTTCCTCCCAATAATCACGTTGTTCAATAGTCTG